TCTATTCAGGAGTAATTAAATGACCTGCAACCACGGTATCGATAAGGATTACTGCCAAGTTTGTTTTGAACAAACAAAATCTTTGTATATAGTTAAACAAAAAAGGGGTAAAATATGTTCAAATACGAACCTGTTGAATTAAGCGGACTTGATAAAAACAAACGATCTGAAAAGTTCTCTATGGCTGTGAACTATTCCGAGGAGTGTTTAAACGGTGATGAGTTTAAGGCGTGGTTTCTAGCTCAGAAGTTTAAACAGCTTGGAGAGTTTGAACTAAAGACAAATGAAGAGTTATTAGCCATACTCCTTCGCCCCGTATATTGTGATTATTACGTTGTGGCCCGACCTTGGTACAAACGCTTTAGCTCTGTGATCGGTTGGACAAACATGTTTAAGCGCGTAATTGGAGCACTAGGAAAGCAAACGGTTGCCCAAGTTTCGACCTACTCAGACCAGTTTGATGCCATGAGTGTCTCAGGATTGGCAGGGCATTTGGTGCATGAGATTGGCGCACATGGTAACGGTTTTAGCCATTCTTTTAACTGGGTAAAAGATAGAGATTCCTCACTTCCGTACCTAGTTGGCAATTTTGTCGAGGCGTGGGTTAGTAAAAATAAAACCATTCATTAATACTTTAGGGATGGTAGAGCGGCTCCCCTTTCGAATCAGATTTGCAAAAAGAGTTTACTACGGCGTAAGCATGGTAAGCGCTTTTCATGACGCCAGAGACATCGGTAGTTGTGATCCAAACAAAAAAGAAATCAAGATCAAGGCAGGGCTTAGCGAGAAACTTACGGTTTCAAGCCTTACCCACGAGATCATTCATCTGATTAATTTTGAGTTAGATCTAAAGCTTACTGAAGAACAGGTTCTAGGGCTTGAGCTTGGCTTGGTAAAGGTCTTTGACTTGAATCAAGACTACTTAAAGCTTCTTTATAAAACTCTCTTAAAACGAAAGCCGGGCTCTCTATGAGCGGAGTTATTGCGACAGAATCAACGTGGCTTAAGAACTTCACCACTACCGCGCACGCATTGGTGCAGGATCAAAAAGCTGAAGGGTATCTAGTTCAAGGTTTCATTATGACGGTCGGGATTTACGATAAGTTATCTAAAGCAATTGGGTACGAACCTAACGACTTTCTTGGTTACGTAATCGAGATATTAGAACAGACCGAAGAGGAATTTGAAAAAGAAGGAGAAATGATGTTTGTTAAGTGTAAGGCGCTTAATTAATCGTTACGCAGTGCGGATAGTATTAGGTTTCAAATCTTTCATCCTAATAGTTAATGAGTAATAAATCAGGCGTTACTGAAGACGAGTTTATCAGGATCTTTCTACAAAACGGAGCTGCTGAGACTGCTCGAATTCTTGGCATCGATGTTAGAAATGTCCACGATAGAAGATTAAGGATTGAGAAGAAAACAGGTAAAACCCTATTATCTCCAACATCAAAAGGCTCCCGGTGGGCAAGCCAATACCCTAAGCGTGTCCCGGTAAACATTCAAAACGGTACGGTGATTATCGGCTCTGACGCCCACTATTGGCCCGATGAAATATCAGCCGCTCACCGTGGCATGGTTCATCTTATTAAAGAGCTTCAACCAAAAGTAGTAATCTTAAATGGTGATGCCTTTGACGGTGCAAGAGCATCTAGGCACCCACGAATTGGCTGGGCGCAGACTCCAACACTTAAGGCAGAAAAAGAAGCGGTTCTTGAAAGAACGCATGAGCTAATTAAAGCATGTAAGTCGGCCAAGCGATTTTGGACAATTGGGAACCATGACATGCGGTACGAAATGAAGCTTGCAAACGAAGCCCCAGAATTTGAGGGAATGCCGGGCTTTACCATCTCTGACGTTTTTCCTCTCTGGGAGTTTTGCGTATCTCTTTGGATCAACAATCAAGTCGTAGTTAAGCACCGATTTAAGGGTGGAGTTCACGCAACACATAACAACACCGTTAACTCTGGTAAAAGCATTGTCACCGGGCATCTACACTCTTTAAAGGTAACTCCATACAACGACTATAACGGCATTAGATTCGGTATCGATACAGGCACTTTAGCAGAGCCAGCAAGTGACACAATTGGCGGTCCTCAGTTTGATTACAATGAGGACAACCCACAAAATCACAGGTCTGGTTTTATCGTGCTTACCTTCAAAGACGGGCGGCTTTTATGGCCCGAAGTCTGCCATGCGATTGATCACGAGACGATTGAGTTTAGAGGCAATTTAATTAAAGTTTGATCCCAAGTAGCTCAGAGGCAGAGTACCGCTTGACGAACGTGCTTGCGAAGGACACAGGTTCGAATCCTGTCTTGGGTGCCAAACGCATCATTGAACATCAAAATAATTAATCCAAACTTTAGAAATGAGCGATAAAAAGCCCCCCACTCTTTTCGATACTTGCCTTAAAATCACCTCAATTTTTGAAGGTTCAGACTATGGAACCGTGACAGAAAACTTTGATGGGATGGGCATTAGCTGTGGAATACTGCAGTTTAACTTAGGCACCGGCACTTTGCAGGCTTACATTCTAAACCACATCAACGAGATGTATTTTAAGTTTCCTAAGTCGATCATGCCGATTGTTGAATCTAAAAAAGAAATGGCATTGATTTGGCATAAAGATAACTGTTGCGACGAGAATGGACACTTAAAACCTGAATGGAAAAAAGCATGGGTTAACTTCATGCTAAGGCCAGAAGTCATTAACCTCCAAAAACAGGCGTGCAATAAGTACTTTCAGAGAGCTAGAGAGATTTGTGGTATACTAGGATTCAGCCACGAACATAAACGCGCTATGGCTTGGGCTTATGACCTTGCGGTTCAGTCTTGGTCGCTTGGTATTGATCGGCCTAGAATAAACCACGAGCAAGCGAACAACATTCTTCAGCTCTATGGGCCTGAAAACTACAATCTTTGGAGTCAGGTTGAGCTTACCGACGACCAAGTTGTATTAGTAATCGCATCCCACTTAAGGGCTCTAAAGTGCAAACCTGAATGGCGTAAGGCTTTCTTCGTTAGAAAATGCACCTTAGCCGTAGGATTAGGAATCGTGAATGGAGAAAAACACGACTTTAGAAAGACGTTTACGGGCTATTAGTTAGACATACCCCGGTAGCGGCAACCAAAACAGCGTTTCCTAGAGAGGTTGCTAAAACCTGACTTGGACCAACAATAACACCCGTAAAAGTAGTGTTTGCGGCGACACCCGCTACAGTTACACCCCCAACAGTAAAGCCACCACCACTCGCAACGTAGACATTTAAAATGGCATAGCTTGAGGCTGGAGCCGTATAAATAGTTGTTGATGATGCGCTAGAGGATCCAGATACAGCAGCACTCACCTTTAAAGTCACGTTACTTGATACTAATGTAGCTGACATAAAAACCCCTTAGTTAGTTGGTCGCCAGTAGATTCGCATTAAGAATCCGTTAGGCGTACCCGATTGAAGTGAAACCGCTCGGCAACGTAAAACGTCTCCAGCGGAGAAAGTTGATTTAGATAAAACAGGCACAGTACAGCCTGTCGGTGTGGTCGCTACCCCAAAAGTATCAAACTGAGCATCGCTTGGTGCCGCACTTGTAACCTTTGGAGTGGTTGAGAAAATTGATGCAAAAGTACCAGAGTTAGAAGCGGCCCATTGAATGTCTAGCTCGGTTGTTCCACTCGAACCAGATGTAGAATGAATAAAGGTGATCCCTACAATCTCAGCATTCGTCGGAAACTCTTCAAGGTCGCTAATCACTAAGGGTGCCGTAAACTGGTTATAGGTCGGGCTACCGCTGGACGAGAGCGCTTTAATAAATCCAAACTCAAAATGCTTGTATTGCTTGTTGTTGATGAAGTTGATCGACCCGCCGATTTTGCTCCACGTTGCCTCAGAAACAGCCGATTTGTAGGCTACCTCTTCTACCTGAACGTTTCGCCTAAGCTCTGTAATATCCATCAAAACCCCCTAAACATACCGATACGCTGGCCCGGCATCTTTAAACCCTATTAACTCAATATTATGAAGAGACGATGGGACAAATCCTAGGGCATTATCAACGGTGATAAAGTTTCCTGAGATATCTACAATCTTAACTTCTGGAGAGGTATCCGAAAAATCCTCGTCATGAACCAGAACCGTGGCCCCAACTAAGAACTTAGACACATCGCCAGAATCAACTTCGAAGGTAAACTGATCTACCCCACTCACGACCTCAACACTTGGATCCGTAAAAACGAAAACATTCTTTAGAACCACGTTGTCATTTTGGTTTGAAGTGTCTGGATAGAAAGCAATATCAACCGTAAAAGTCTCGTCAGGAGGGAGAACGACCGGGCTAATGATCATCGCGTAGTTATCAGCAGGGTCAAACCCTAGAAGAACCGAATCGTACTGAACCGAATAGTCATCATTATGGATAAGGATGTTTTGCCCGATATAGTCGATCCACTTATTTTTCTCGATCTCTGGGAACGCAGTACCGTAGGAATCAACAATCACAAGGCGAGAATTAGTGCTACCCGTACCCACGTTAGAAGAGGGCGAAATAATCCCATAACGGCCCGATGAAAGATAAGAGGTATCAATAATCACAAGCGTTATGTCACCTGTAATAATGTTCATCTTCTTATCAATGACCTCGCAAAGCCTAGGTTTAAACCCGCGCTTCCCAGTCATTGAGTCAGGGATATCTAAATTCTCATCACCAAAAAAGACGATATCACCCACGTCAATATTAAAGCCAATGCCGTAAAAAACGTTAAGAGTAATCGATTCTGCCGCATATTTGTATTTCTCCAAAATACGACGAGAGTTAATGCTTAGGATGGGTAACGTGTCCTCATCGTTTCTTAAGCCCCGTCCCTCAATGGTGATTGATTTAGTACCGACTTTAATCTGGTTTTTAGAATTCTCATCGACACGAATGTAGCCCGTTAAAGGCTTATCCGTTTCAACCGCATCATAGTTAAACTTGTAGATAACCGTATTGTAAAAGTACTTACCCGTTGCGCGTCTAATTCTAATATTGTCGGGCTTTGAAATGTTATCCGCATTCAGCACTGGCAAGGTAGCAATCGCAAGCGGAGGCGAAACGACACCAACCGAGATCTTACCTTTTTTAGGGATTGAGAAAAGATTGGCAGGAAACAAAAGTTCCTTATCAATGAAGTCTTTCGCGTGAAGGGTGTCAGTTAGATAAAAGTCATAAGTCGGAATAGACGAATTAAATAGGGCTTGGATTCTTAGGAACTCAGGCACGTCAACTTGATGAGCGCCTAAGCCTAGGCCGTCAGGGAGTACGTTATATTGGCTTTTTAAGGAGATGGTAGCACTTGAGCCAACCTCTACCGCAAGAGCTGCACCGTCAACCGTAATGAAAGAACCGTCTGAATCAATCGTGATCGAAGTCACAGTTCTAAGCGTGAAGTTATTCAGCGGATCAGAGGCGTCAACCGTGGTGACGAAATCACCTACCGATAAGCCCCACTTAGTAGTGATATCAAGGTTAGTAAAATAGATGCCGTTTGAACTAGTTGCACCTGAACCATTAATGCAAAAGTTAGTTACCGAGACTTCAGTGCGGTAATACTCTTCACTTGAAGAGAGCATTAGTTGAAGCCCTAAATCTATCGCGTTCCCTTCTAATCTTAGGAAAGACGAGGCGCTCGCAGCATCGTCATGTAGTACCGCAATGGTATCAAATTGACCCCTCGTACAGCCTGTAAGCGTATTTGTGCCAGAGTTAATACCTGTGTACTCAATGATCTCGTCATCGATTTTAACGTACGCTCTAAGGATGCCCGGCACTGGTAAATAAAAGTTCTCAGTAGTTAAGAGAGGAACCTTGGTTTGATAGTTAGTCATTGCTCCGACAGTCTCGGTTTCAATTACTGGAAAAATATCCTGACGTTTTTTAGTCTCAGGATTAGCAACGTTTAGCTTAATTTTTGATCCAGATTCAACGTCGTCGATGATGCCACTAAATAACAAAACGTAGTCTTGAGGAAAGATCGTGCCTCTATAACCAAGGTATACAAATGCTTCCCTTCCCAAGATATCTGGAAGCTCAACACCCGGAGAAATGAGCCTTGTGATCTCTTCATTTACATCCAATAAAGAAGTCTGAAACGAGGTAATGGACCCAGTACCGCCCTTGTCTTGTAAGAGCTGTTGAGAGATTGAGCTAGTCGTTCCATCAATAGAAATGTAATCGTCTGCGTCGGTTCGTTCGCTATTGCCGCCAATGATCCAATCATCACCAATATAAAGACCCGGTTCACCGATCCTCGTATAGGTTAAGATCTTGTGCATCCCAAATATGCGCGGATAACCGTCAATCTCAAGAACGAGTGACGGCTCTTGTTTGATCTCTTTTTGTTTATCCTTTGCATTTTGGGTAAGCGTAAATGACATTATTTTACCTGTTTAAACCTTTGAGTTTTAAAATAAAGTTCATTCACTTTTTTTTTGAAATCGGATGTGCAAAGCTTCGTTCTTGAACACAGCTTTAAAATGGCCTTTTTCCAATTAGCGAAACTATCAACATTAGTACAAAGCTTTGGATCACTTGAGTCGTTTAGCCAAATAGCGAACTCCTCACTAGACATAGATCTAGGAGTCTCGCTTAACGTTGAAAAGCATTCGGCCCCTTTTGAATAAGGCCCACACCACTCGTTATCGGTAAGTGGAACACTCGCACACGCGCTAAGGCTTAAGGCTAATGAGATTCCTAAGAGCTTCTTTAAACTTCTCTTTTTCATGTTCTACCTCCTCCTTAGATCTGTTTGATTCTAACGCCACTTTAAGGCCCTGAACGGCTGAAATATACCGATTGCTTTGACGGTCTACCTTGATATCAATTACCAAAAACGCCGCCTCTTTCTCGATCGCTTCGTAAAGAACGGACATAAACTTCTTTACAAAAAAGACAAAAATCTGAGAGATGACGGGTGCCGCAAGTGCTGGAACGTATGACTGACATAGTTTGATTGCAGCCTCTATGCTTACATCAAACGAGGTTCGCGCTATTTGAGCGCCTACCGTCGTAGTTGGGTCATAGATTGAGTCATTTGGCATTCTTCTTATTCCTGTAATCCTTTAAGCGATCAAAAAAATATCCGATGGCGAAGCCTAAGAGTTTCCAGAAAAGAAAGTTTCCTACAAACTGCATAAGCCTCGCCAATATCGGCATTAAAGCTTAAGAGCGCCTTTGATTACGTTAACTACAGCGTCGTCAATTGAACCCGGAATAGCGCGTGCAATCGCATCTAGGACAGCATCTGAATCAAGGCTTAGCAAAATACCTGCCTCTAATCCAAATGGTGCAGCAGCAGAAACACGAGCAACAAGCTTACCGCCCTTAAACTCGATATCGTAAGAACCTACAGCGCCTAATTTTCCATCAATAATGTCTTTTTCCATAACTCTCTCTTTCTTTTTAGTACCTATTTATAAAGGATACTTAGCTATCTTGGATGTTCTAGGGTCTATTTGTGTTTACTCAGAAGGGTTTGTAATTCTTCGAGAGTCATTTTAAAGCCGGGATTGCTGTCGTGTTCCATTCTTGCAATAGCCTTGGAAAAATTTAGGTTCATTTCAATGGAGCTTTTTCTTAGGTCATCAATGGATTGCATGATCTTCATTTCAATTTTTTCCATATTTGAATCACTTTCCTCAAATTGCTTTTTTATATTCTCTTCAGACAAGTTAAAGCGCTCACTTAATTCGTTAATCTTGTCTAAGTTGCGCTTCTGATCATTCGCTAATTGAGTTCCAAATATAATCACACCCACCGCCTGAGCTGCTAAAAGCATACCTATTGATGTCCATTCAAATGGCGTCATAACTCTCCCTATCGATTCAACCATTAATGATCATTTAGTTCCCCACTCTATTGATTGCAATGTTTGTAGCATCCCCACTTAGTGTGGCCCCTCCAAACGTAACGCTACCGTTTGGTCTAATTTCAATGTAATCGCCAGCGTTCAACCTCAAGCTAGTCGCCCCGCCAGATGTGGAGTTAGAAGTTCCTGTGTTTGATGCAATTGATTTATATTTTGACCCATTTTTATAAATGTAAAGATAAGTAGTAGTCCCAGTTGTTAACCCGTACCACACCGCAACGCTGTAAACACCGCTAACGGGTGCGGTAAACTTCCAAACCGTAGCACTTGGAGTAACGGCGTTATGTGAGTCGTATTCTTTTGAATCGAAGTTAATAGGAACAGAGGTAGACGCTGCAAAGTTAGATGATACATAGTAAGAAGCGTTTACCGACTCCGTAGCTGCAACCACTGAAGGACCTGATAGACGCTCGATTGATACTGCATTTAAAAAAGGCGCTGCTTGACCGAAGTATGTTCTTGCAGTGTCAGTAAATAATCCAATCGTCTGCCCAGCATTTGCAAATACGGTAGCCGAACCGCCTGAAACAGTCGTTGTTCCAGTAGTGAATAGATTAACTTTTGATGATCCGCTGACTTGAATGTAAACCTGAGCTGTTCCGGCAGAGGTTTGACCAGAAGCTGAAACGTGATAGTATCCTGACACCGGAGCTGTGTACAACCCTGTTGATGTAGAGTAGGCTGCGTGAGTATCGCCTAATACGGTGTCATATTTAATTACAGTGTTGATCGTTGGAGATACGTTTGAAGTTAGGCCAATCTGAGCTGCAACAACTCGGGTGTCAGTGTCATTGGAGGACATTTGAACATTTGAATCCCACCCAACGATAGGCACTCGGTAATTTAGAGTGACTACCGCGTTGTTTGGAATTTGTGACCCTGTGGCAGGAGTTTGGTAACTTGTACCGCCGTAAGAAAGATAAAGAAGCTGTGTCGAAGTTGCAAGCTGAGTAAACACCCCGCCTGTGGTAACAGCCGTTCCTGTGTGTGCCCAATTTCCCACGGTTCCTTTTGCGTCTTGGTCATTAGTATCGATATTAAATTGAGTTGGGATTGAAATGCTTACAGTAGAAGCTACTGTGGTTCCAGCGGTTAACGTTACAGATCCAAACAAGAACTTACCAACCCTCCACCATTTACCAGTGACAGCAGAGACCGTCCCTAGGTTTGCAGTGGTTGGAGTATAGCTTTGTGGATTCGTTACAGGCGCACCCAATACGGAAGTCGCTGGCCCAACAGAGAAATCATCAAAAAGCATTGTTATTGCGCCAGCGCTTGCGTTTACTGCAACGATAGCGATTTGGTATTGTGAAGAGTTACTCGCTGTCTGGAATGTGAAAGAGCATTTTCCTACTCCTGAGTTTTGAGTCATTCCATAAACTCCGGCAGGTTGCATCCATACTGCATTTGTCACGTCATAAACATACACCGCGAAGGTGTTCGATGAAGTGCCTGAGAAGTTACCGTTCGAAGCATTTGCCGTTACCGAGAAATAAAAGCTTCCCGTTAACACCTTAGCCCTATCCTCTAAATCGATGTTGAACGCACTGCTGATAAACCCCTGCCCTGCTGTCCATGCCGAAGATGATGCGACTTCTAAGCTGTAAGCCCCTGCAAGCTTCCCTGTAGAAGTAGTAGCAAAAGTAGTTACGCTAGATGCCGTTAATGTAATTGAACCTGTAGGGATTCCAGATGTTAGTGTTGTGTTAAACTTGCTCCATCCAGAGGTTGAGTTTAGTTCGAAATCACCGTTTCCTGTGTTTCCTAATATGGTGTTTGCAGATAAATAGTTCTTTGATCCACTCCCAGCAGAGGCGCTTGATCCACTGCCTGATTTAACCACCCACTTTGTTCTAGCTAAATCATAAATAAGTTCAGCCGATGCGTTAGCGTTAATTTGCACGTCTGAGTCGCTTGGTAAGATCAATCTATCGGCAGATGATGCACCCGCGTTTTGATGTTTAAGCGTTACAATAGCAGTAGACGCGTTATGAATAAGGATGTGCTGCCCGTCCTGACCTGCCGCGATTCCTTGAATCTCGGTAGCAGTAGAGCCAGTCATCCGAATGGCTGATTGAGTGGATGCAAGGGCTGTAATTGTAGCCGTAGTCGCAACGTCTAGCCAGTCAGTGCCGATATAATCAGTAAATGTTTTACCGCCAGCGATTGTTTGGCTAACCGTTCTTGATGTAAAAGCAGCATTTAGAATTGCTGCGTTCCCGCGCTGTCCATCTGTAACTGACATAATTTAATCCTCTATAATCCTAAAAGTTAATACTCCGCTCTCGTAATAACCAACGAGGCCCCTTAAAAATTGCTCTTGTAACTTGTAACCTGTGCCGCTAGACCCGCCCGGTGCATTTTCTAAAACGAGTCGATAGAAATTATCTGGGTCATCCTCGTCAGGCATAAACTCAACGTAACTTTTATTCATGCACCACTGCATAAATGACCGAAGATCTTCAACGCCTGTCGGGTTATCTCTGATTGGGAAACCATTTTGCCTAATGCCAGTCGCAAACTTAATGCTGAACTCAAACATGCGATCGATACCAAAGCTTTGAAGCTGGACCTTACCGCTAGCAGAAGTCGATACAGTTCCGTTCCTATTCGTCTGATAATCTTCTGCATCTACATAGTCCTGTAACTTATATTGAGGGCTATAAACCAATCCTATAGCGTCTGCAGCTTGATAAGAGTCACTCGTTAACTCGTCTGTTTCTGGGTATCCAAGTGTGGGATAAATGGATTGGTTAAGACCCACATTCGTACCAGTACCCGCTAAAAAATCGATGGGTGAATCTGATTCAATCGTAAGCTTTCTTGTAGCTCGATCGACTAACACCGAGTAAGTGTTTACCCCAACCAAGTTCATAGCATCTTCAACCGCAATCGCTAAATCGTCTAAGGTATATGATCCAGTTTGAACTACAGCCGTTACCTCTCCAGACCCCTCATCAAAGTCTAAATACTTCTGATCTGATGTAACCGTGATGCCATAGTAGAATTTAGAGAATGTATTAATCACGCGAAACCTCGAACAATCGTTCCATTAAGATCAAATGAGTCATTTAGAATTTGTGCGATTTGTAGGCCCGTTTCTCTTGAGTCGAAAACGTTACCTTGAACGATTACCTGAACGCCTGTTTCAGGTTTTGCTCTGTCCTGCTCTTGTGTAAAGCTAGTGCCAACATTTGTTTCAGAGGTATATGATGGGCTAGTTGGAGAACTGCCCGGTACGCCGCCCCCACCACCGCCGCCACTGACTGCCTTAAGCGCACCCCCGAGAACACCAAGTGCCGCACCCGCCGCAATCAAAGCAGCACCTTGAGGAGCACCACCAACAGAGAATAAAAGCGCAATACCTTGAGCAATAAAGAAAGCTGATAGTTGCAATGCTAAGTCTCCAAGAACGCCAAGCATAGAAGATGCAAACGCATCTAAAACGTTTTCTCCTTTAGCAAGTGCCTTACCTACAGCGCCGAATGAATTGGATAGACCATTCACAAATGTAGATGACATTTGTTTGCCTAAATCCATTACAGATTTAGCCATGTCCTTAACACCAGCTTGAAAACCAGTTTTAAAGTTTTCAAAATTAGCCTGAGCGTTTTGGATGTTTTGCCATTCCTCTTGTGCTGATCTTAGGTACTCAAGTTCTTCTCGGCGCTGCTCGTTCGTCTTTTTGAAAGCTTCACCCTTGGCGTTAGTGGTCGAGATCTCCTGTTGATCATTTGCCTCTTTGGTTGCTTGCTGATTTGCAATTTGTTGTTGAATTAATAGCTGTTGATTAAGCTGATCTAACTCGCCTTTTCTCTGCTCATACATAGCAGGGTCAAAGATCTGTAGATTATTAATGTCTTGAATCTGAGCTTTAATTCTTGCAATTGCGTCTACGGCAGCAGGAGCCTTACCAAGAAAAACCTCTTCGATTTTCTTAGCTACGTTGTTAAATGCTCCAGTAAATGAAGCGGTTAAACTTGTAAGGGCTGGGCCCAGTTTGCTGTTCACAACAAGAGCAATGGAATCACCGACCTCCTTAAATGCAACACTGAGTTTTTTAGTCTCGGTTGAAAGCGGAGTGATTGAGGCCGTAATGTCTTTAAATTTTTTATCGCCACTTTCTAAAACGGCATTCATGACGGCTTGTTGTTTTTGTGCTTCGCTTAGATTGTCCTTAGCTCTACCAACTTGAGCGCCATACTTTTCGAATGCTTTTTCAGCATCGGTAATTAATCCAATTTGCTTCAAGCTCCTAGTATTACCAGATGCAATCGCTAGAGAGATCTTATCGAACTGCTCAATAACCGAACCGCCGTATAGCATGGTTACTTTTTTAGCGAGTTCGAAAATTTGTGGGATTCGTTCAGAGTTAGTACCAAGAGATACAACAGCTCCAGAGGCGGCCTTTAGTGCGTCCTCCATATCAACAGTGCCGTCTAATGCTTTCTCAATTCCTGCACTAATCTTTTCTGGAACCACCCCGGCCTGTGATGCTAGGGTATTAAATCTAATTCCGATGGCTGTAATCTCTTCACCCATTTGGGCAAAATCAACGGCTTTAGAAAACGCCTCAGAGATACCTGTTACCGTTTTAGATAGAAGCTCAAAGCCTTGATTGAGTACAATAACTTTTGCACCTAAAGACTTACCAAAGCTATCTAGAGATTGCTCCGCTGGCTTGGTATCCGCTTTAAATGTAAATATTGTTTCGCCGCTGTCGTCAGACATTCATCTCATCCTTGATTTAAAAACGAAGCCAATTGCTCAGTAGTCATCGGTTTTTTAGTCTCTTCTTCAATAATCAAAGGGTTCGCTAACTTATTCAAGGCTCTGAAAAGCTTTCTTCTGGGCTCGTCTTTCATGTTTTGATAATCAGAAACCTTCAAAAGGATTAATTGCTCATGCGCCTCTAAAGCAGGGATGGCTAAAAGAAGTTGATTCACTCTTTCGCCGGACATTTTATCTAATTCAGATGGTGAAATGTGATAAAAGCGCGCTAATCTCGCCTCTTTATACCCCTCGAAATCTAGTTTTTTTTTGTGCCATTCACGATAGAGATAAGATCGATCAAGCTATCAGAGTCCAATTGATCAATAACATCCTCTGGAATGCCACATGCAACAATCTGAGAAACCATATAGGCAGTGCGTTCTTTATCGCTTAAGCCCTGGATGCGCTCCTGCATTTCGCGAAGCTCTTTGTAGTTTGGCTTTCTAACCTCGTGAACAACGTCAAAAATCTCTACTTTTAACTTTTTATTTTCAATCTTGAAGTTAGCCATTAAAAAACCCCCATACCTTTTATTCAAAGATATGAGGGCTAAAAAGGATGTTCAATGATTATAATTAGGTCAAAGTCTGTGAAGCGTCGCCTAATACAGCCATGCAAACCTTATCCTGCTTAGAATAGTCTGGGTATACTGCAAACTCTACGGGGATCATGAACACGTTCTCACCGCTGAAAGTAAGTGAATTAACTTTTGGGTAAGCTTTCCAGATAGTGAGGTCACGGCTTTTGTTTGACGCTGGCAAAGCTACAGGGTGAAACACAAGCTTTCTAGAGCGTGGCAAACTTTGCTTAAACTGGCGAGATGTTCCCCAGCCCACTACCTCGGTAGAGCTTGCACCGTTACCGTCTGGAACCATTACATCACCTTCACCTGCGCCGATAATCTTCTTAAGCTGAGATACAGCAGTCTCTTTTAAAGACACTGTAACGCTCATTGAGTTACCTGTAGCGATATTTGAAAGCACTTGTGAGCCGGTTTGGTGAGAGGTTAAATCAACGTAGCTCTCCTCGTGAGAAATCTCGATATCGCCATCGATGTAACCAAGGTCTAGTGCTGTATCACCGTAGTAATCAACCTCGAAGCTAAAGCCAGTAGGTGCCGCGCCATCGTGAGCAGGTTTTGCGTATCCTGCAGCAGTTCCAACGATGTTTAATACAACCCCGTCAGAGGTAGCATCAAAGCCAGAAACCGCACCGATAACGCTAGCAGCAGCAGCCGCAAGAGTCGCACCACTTGCTGCAGTAGCTCCAACAATCGCGTGAGAAGTAACGCCGGCAAGTGCAGGGTCAGTACCGGCTGAGTTAATGTTGAAATAAGCTAAGTGCTTAGTTCCAGCAGGTTCATAAAACATGAAATATTTATTATTCAAAGATCCAGCAACATCACTTACGAAAGTAATGTATTCAGATTGCATAACATCTTCGCCAAATGTTGCATTCATTGGCTCTACTTTTTGATTGATCACATTACCCATAAATTCCCCTTATACTGCTAGGATCACATAGACCCTGAAAGTTAATGATGCAATAACCCCATTGTTGTTACTTGGGCTTAGAGCACCGAAATCCGCATTTTCAAAAACAACATTTTTAATTCCGTTAGGCTGAGCCACCCTATTAGCGACGTTCACGCACTGTTTAATATAATCTTCAGCGACCTTGATAGCAGAGTCAATTCCTGACGCAGGATCACGAAAGCCTTTAACGAATATTCTTACCGTTTGTGAGAAATTCATTTCTTGGTCTGATTGATTATTTTTGATGCCTACGACTTGGCCTGACTGAATGTGAAAAGATTTATCCACGATGTTGGCAGGGATATTGTCAAAGTCGAAACCATCTTTCCACTCCTTTAGTCCGATGGCCTCTGCTCTCGCTCTCATGTATGCTCTGGCGTTTGTTAAGCTCATCGTCTGAACAATGTCCCAGATGATACGTTGAGACCCTCCGTGGTGTCTGCGATACCGTCTTTATTTACGTCGATTCTAAGCACCACGCGCTGTCTCGCGGCCTCTTCGTACTCAGAGTAGATAATACTTTTCTTATCAAACACATCATCCGTTGAGTTTGATAACCCACGAAAGATTAGTTTTAAGCTCATGAAAATAGCCCACTGACGGGTTTCCTCAACGTCGATAATGTCGTTCTTATCGTACTTTTTACCGTAAGTGTTAACGTAACCCTTCTCGTCTAACCACGCTAAAATAAGCTTCTGAGCGCGTCTAAACACGTTCTTATAGGTCGCTCTACCTTCTGGCACCCACTTCATAATGTCTGGCTCGTGAGTCACTAGATCACCGTCATTACAAAAAAGGTGATCGCCTAGCTCGGTATAAACCTTAATGTAAAAATACTTGGTATCTGTATCTGATCCGTTTGAAGCAACCACCGTTACAATTTTGTTACCATATTCAACGATGCCAGAAATATGTGCGGTGCTGGACACACCAAGTTTAAAGAATGATTGAGTCGCAACAGACGACGCTTTAAACTCAAAAGGCGAAATCGCTGATATGGTAATTTTATAATTTGAAACCGACGCTGTGTAGGTTTGAGAGCTTGCGATTCCCATGCTGGTCGCTAAAAGTGCAGCATATTGCGACAGTGTGTAAGTACCTGCCGCTAAGTTAATCGAGTAGCTTTGAGATCCAACATTAAAACTTAGATCATCGTTATCAGTACCAACGTCAATAGAAACGTCAGCATAAGCCCAATCAAGGTAGCGATCGTTAAGGCTAGGGTTTAAACACTCGACTGTATAGGAGCTAGTTAACTCGGGCTTTACAGTGAGTGAGGTCATCTCCGCAATGGCCTTAGATGAGAAAGACTTCGATACATCTAGTCTGGTCTTATCTCCAATTTGAATTTCAGGCTCGTAATCTAGTATCGCGAAAATGCTCATTTAACCCCCGGCGCTTACTACAAAAGCGTTTTGAGCTGCTTGCTTAGCTTTCTCAAGTTCTTGCTTCATTGTTAAATCAAGCGTCTCATTGGTTTTTGAATAGTTCCATACTGCTTGTGCTAAACCTTCTGGAGATAATTCGGACGGCCCCCCAATATCACAAGACATAAAGAAACCAACTAATGTTGTAGCAGATAGTGTGCCAGAGGCGCTCATGCTGCTCACCATATCTACAATTGCACCAAGCTGTGCATTACTAAACGTACCGCTTGCACTTAAGTTAGCGACTAAGTTTAATGTTGCCGCAAGATCGGCATTCGTAATCGTTCCACTAGCGGATAAAGCAGCCTCAAGAGAAACAATCAGGCCAAGAGCTGCGTTTGAAATAGTACCGCTTGCAGAGATGGCAGTTGCGATCGGATACCCTTGAGTAATGCTTGCGGTTATTGAGCATGAAGCGTTTAGACCGCCGGCTGAAGTTCCCATTCCCCCGTCTTTTGTGGCAATGACCCAACAATAAGGCGGTCTGTATCCGTTAGGTGATGACGTGAAGTTTTGAAACCCACCCGCAAAACGACTTCTCATCCTGCCAGAACTATTAAAGTTTTGCCTGTCGGGAGCGAGTGTGGCGCCCCCTCGAAAAGTAATCGGCATTTTACTTAGTACGTTCCGATTACCTAAAAGAGCCATTATCCCCAGCCCATCTCAATTGATCCAAAGAATGAAGCACTAATTGGAGTAGCTCCACCCGCGAAGTGAAGCATTCCCAAACAAGCGCCGTCATAGATGCGGGGCATTGATGGAAGCTGATTCACCAAGTCTCGTTCTGCCGCAATACCCGCTGTGGTTAAAGGAAGCGTTGTAAGTGGCTTACATAAAACTAAATGATAGTAAGTGGAAGCCGTTCCCGATCCTGCAGAAAGCTGAATCGATTGAACCGACTTAATTCCTGTATCACCTGCCGCTAGTGGCAAGAATGGACCATAGTTGTTTGCTGCTGCCCCTGCATGGGTGATGTGAGGAGTAATCGCACTTGCCGTACCAGAGACAGTCACAGGTAGTTGACGTCCACTCGTGCTGGCTGCGTTTGTGTAAGTCATTGAAAAGTTATGTGCTACCGCTCCAACCGTGTTGGCAGCAACAATAAAAGCCCTTACTCCCTCGCCGCTTGTGTATCTCGGTAAGGTTTGGTTATTCGTTAAGTTTTGAAGTGACGCCGAGTTAGCATCAATGAAAGGGTAAACCATAAGAAGGTCAACAAACATAATGGTTGAAGGAACGGCAGCAGCAAATCCTGTATAAGCCGACACGTTTAAAATATGTTTTGTGTCAGGAGATACGTTACCGCCGTGGTAAATCGCGCCCGGTACGGTTGTATCTGAAAGAATCTGACTCGCAGGAGTGATCGTTCCCGAAGATGCGCCCCACTCTACGACTGAAATATTGTTGATCGAGAAAACTGCGGTACTCACCGAAGCGGTGAAAACTAAACCGGCAGTACTCGAAGCGGTGAGAACTTCAACGAAAGTACCGTTTGCACTTCTAGCAGTACCCGCTGCGCCACCGAAGGACACAGTACAAGTTCCGGAAGCGTAAGCCGAGATCGTGTATTCGACTCGGTAGAAGCGACCGGACACTGGAGTAAAATTTAAAGAGTCGGCAGTGAGTGTCGTCGCAGTACCCGAAGTCTTAGCAAAAACGCTGGCAGCTACTACCCAGTTCGTGCCGTTTGGAGTCCAGTTTGCAATGTTAGCGGGTGATCTTCCGTTGATCACATGATCCCCGTAAACCACTGCGTTTGGAGTTCCTGCTAGGCCCGACATATCGTACCAACGTCCGGCAGTGTACGCCGCCGCTCCGACAATTTTGTTGATGTCTGCGCGGTAGAATTTTCCGCTGCCTGTGATTTTATTAATCATGTCGTCTTGTGATGAAAAGCCCATTATCCATTCCCCCAAATTGTTTCTATAAACCCGTGATACGGTGCCGCTGCCACTGACCCCAGAGCATAAGTGATGAAATTCAAATACGCTCCGTTGTAAATCCTAGGAAGATTTGCGCCTTCCAATAAAAAATCTTTTTCCGAGCAAGCCGTGATCTCTCTAAGATAACTCATGGCAAGCGGCTTAACCAAAACTAAAGCGGCTACCCCGCCGTTTGATGCTTCAAAAGTAATACTCTCTACCGAGCGCATTCCTTGATCCCCGAGCTGTAACCCGATGAACGGCGCGTGTGAAAGGTTTACGTTTGTTCCACCTGATAGAATGCACCCAGGAACAGCAGCGAAGTTAGTTAGTGTGCGCTGACTTGTTCTACCGCTCTCACCTTTTTCATTCGTGTAACTAATAGTGAACGCTTGACCGCCTGTATAGGCACCAAGAGAAACCAGGAAAGCACGAACCCCTTTCCCATCCTGATAACGTGGGAGAGTAACGTTAGTAGTAAAGACCTGCTCATCGGTCGAATCCATATCAATGAATGGGTAATAAAGAAGGTAATCAAGTAAGAGGTGCGGAACGTTTACGCTGTTAACACTCGCAGCGAAAGTAAAGTTCATGGTCTTAAGATGCTTAGTAGCTGGAAGTGCGACATCCTCACCGTGATAGATTCCATTTTTCGCAGTAAGTGTTGCAGACTCTAGCGGAGAATTAGCGTAAAAGTTCGCAACAGGATTGCCAGAATGCATGGATAGATCAATCCAGCTAATCGCCGCAACAGCGTTACCAGATACCCTACGAAACGATGACAATTGTGTTTGCCCCGCTTCGTAAGCATCTACTAATTTTTTAACGCTACTAAACCCCATTGATCCCTTCGATATTCTTAGAGCTAAATAAAAACTCTTTTAAGTACTCCATCATCGATTTTTCATCGTCTGCTAGCCCGACCGTGACCGCTTTATTGAGTAGGTATTCGAAGAGAAATTTCTTATCCTCTAAACCTCCACTCAATTTTTTAAGCATCTCGGTTTGGTTCATTGATTAGTCCAATGTGAACACTAATGCGCCGGACGCAAACTGTGGTTGAATCCCGGTCGCTACGTTTACTGAAGAGTTAAGAGCGCCGCTTGCAATGATGGTTCCTGCACCGCTTGAACTCGTTACAATTGAAGCGTGAGTACAAGTGTTTGAGCCCGATGTGCACACGGGGAATTGAGCAAGCGCAGCGTTTTCAACCGTAGCTCCTGAGACGGTAAATCCCGTGGCTCTTGATACTGCTACTCGTGCATAACTCCCGTAAGTTGCTTCGTTCGAAACCGCTGAACCCGCTTCCCCCGGATCAGAAGTGTGAAGTGCTAACCAAAGATCCGTATTCCCATTCCATGAAACATCGGTTCCAACAAAAATATATGTATTGATTGCTGTCTCTGCAGTATTTGAAAAACTCATTAAATCCCCTTATTAAAAATTACTTTCGTCAATCCTGATCAAGACATCGCCGTCATAAACGAAATCTTTTCTTTTATTGTCCCCACCCGAAATATAAAGTTCAATGCTGGCTAGGCTCGTGCCTGTGTAGAAAAAGAGCTGATATGAGCCGTCGTCGTAATCAATTCTTGTGAGCTGATCACCTTCGTATTGAAACTCTGGTCCAGTGAATGGTGAGGAGCTTCCACTAAATCCGCGCGGCCCTTGAATGCCCGGAGAATAGACCTCGATTACTTGCGGAGGTGATTCCTCTTTAATGACGAGTAAACTAGGGTCTGTAGAAACTTCGATGACTGTATTTTCAGTTAATCCAGATACTTCAACTAAAGACGCCTGTTCATTAATCTCTATCGCTGTCGATTGTTCTTCGATGACAACGGAGTTATCCATCTATCTTGGAATCACTTTCAAATAGCCTTTAAGAATTGGGTAAGACTTATCGGAGATCCTTGCATCGATAAAATAAGGGCAAGAAAGTTCTTCTCTAAATGGCCCATTGCTTGGCGCTGTGGGTAATTTAAGACATTGAGCGTATGTGAGTGAAACAACAAACGCGCCCGGATCAGTGTCTTGATCTTTAATCTCTACAGTAAAATCAAATAAAGGGATTAAATCTGAAGAGTGACGCCTTACTGATCCAACAACAGAATAGCCATCTAAGTTATTTGGAGTGCCATCACTACTCTTCCAAATAAATTCACGCTCAAATGTTCCGTTCTGGTCTACTTCAAAATCATATTTTCCAGCCGCCATTCATTCCCCTTTTTAAAAGAATAAATGAACAAATTTTAAATTCGTATGCTCGACGGGATGAGTTAATAAATAAAAAAGGCACCCACAGAGTTAACCATGGATGCCTTAAATGTGTGGATGGTGGGACTAGAGCTGATATGCGCGAACAACTACAGCGAAAGAACCTGCAGAAATAGTCGTTTGGTCTAGCTTCACTTCTTTACCGGCAGATGCGTAGAACTTTTTAAGTCCTCCAGTAAGATAAGCACCGTTACCAGAGTAAGCGCCCGGAGTCGCTTCAGTGATCTCTGTAGAGGTAGCGTATCCATCTGGATCATCGTCATCACCGACAGTAATGGTACCAGTTACAGCGGCAGTGATCACAACATCACAACCGAAAACAACTGTTCCAGCAGGGATAGCTAAAACATCGCTATCGACTGGAGAAGCTGGGTCTGAAGCTGAGTTACCAGATCCAGAACCACCGAATGCGTAATACTTAACGTGTACAAACTCTTCGTTTTTAAATGCCATTGTCTAATTCTCCTTAAGCGATTGTGACAACGCGAAGATTGTCGAATTGTTTCATACCAAGCAAAGTGTCACAGTTAACGCGAACTGAGCGCTTACCGTCGCCGCCTTGGTCGTATTCTTTAACATTCATACCTTCTTGAGCAGCCATTTGAAAAAATGAACTGTGGTACCAGTAAGTTGTATTACCGAACAAACTAGAGAAGTGAGGGTTAAATCCTAAGATTTGTGATGGCAATGATCCGTTGATCAATGGAGCGTTTGAAGCTCCGAAGTCAGTAGAAGTAAAGCCAGTGATATTGAAAAGATCGTTCATCTGAGCCGCACCCATGCAAAGGTGACGGTTAGACAAAGGCACGTCTTGGTTATCAAGAAGCTCTTTAGCTGCTAGAGCATCTGACAATGCCAATGTAGTACCTGAACCGTAAGCAAGAGTATGATCTGGGCCAGATGCGTTTGGAACAATCAAAGCAATGATTAAGCTTTGGATCTTTTTCATGATTGAATAGATCGCAAGCTCTTTCAATTTTTGCATTGCTGGCAAAGACTGACGAAGCGCCAAGTTAGTGATAATGAAATCTTGGGCAACGCGCTTATTGATGATCAATTGAATATTTGAAACGGTGATAGCAGCAGCATCATTTTTTTGATCTTCTGCAACTTCTACAGCGTCGCCGAACTCTGGGAATTGAGACACGTTAACGGTGTCACCAAGGTTTTGAATGATACCTTCGTAGTCGCGTGACACTGTGTCTGCCATTGGTAATTCAGCTAACAAAGCATCGTAATAATCACTTGACCATAGTTCTGGCACTAATGCTGATACTTCTGATCCAGCTCTTTCTAATTGATCCATCTAGTAACTCCTATTTACGCTTGCTCTGTGTGTACAGATTCATAGCGTTTTTTAATTTCTCGGCGGTTGCCGGGCTTGGTTTTTTCTTATATTCCTTATCGATTTCTTTAAGCATCTCTAAGGTCATCGTCTTTCCATCGCCAGTTACAGATGGTGAAGTTGTATTAACGTTCGGTGCGGCAGATTGAAACCAATATGACTTTGCAGCCTTTAGTCTCTGAATTGCTTTATCTGCGCCACTAACAGAAAATTCACCTTCTCCATTAGTTTCGAGCTTAAGCTCGGGATAGTCAAGAGGTCGAAGGTCGTCGATCGCTTCCTTACGCATTCCGGCTTGTAGTGCTGCCTGAACGAGTGCAGACTTCTTTTCTTTCAAGATGAAAGCAGACTTAAGCTTTTCGTTCATCTCCTTAAACTCGTTCGCTTCTTTCTCTCTAAGTTCAGCAAGTTCTTGCCACTTCTGATTCGTGACTAACTCCTGAGTTTCTCTATCTTTTACTTTTTTCTCTAACTCTTTAGCCTTAGCCTTGTAGGTTCTATTCTCATCTAAGATTTTTTGTAGATCTTCTTTTGAATACTTCTGACTTGTCGCACTAGTTTCTTGAGTGTCAGTCTCGGTCGTTTTGATATCGGTCGTAGAATTATTTTTAGTATCTTGAGTTAAGTCGCTCATTTATTTCTCCCTCGATTGATGGCTTGATTTAAACAGTAAGAAAACAGCTTTCGAATTGCTAGGGTAATCTGCGCGGTATACGCCTCGCCTTTTAGCGGTGTATGACGACGCTCTGGGATGTTTGTTTTGGTTCCAAGATTGTGGGCTTTGGCCTTTATCTTCTCAATTTCAGGCGCGTCAGAATGGATCCCTAGTGTGATGGTCATTTGATCAACACCCGGGCGTGATTCGTAATAGCTAAGCATTGATCCAGTAACGGTTAGGTTTGCCGGGCTTGCGGGTTTGCTACCTTCTGCTTTAAGTCTTTGAACGTATGGCTTTGAGTATCGATCGAACTTTCTTTTCTTGGCTACTGGAGAAAGACCCTTGTCGATTGAAGTCAAAATCATTTGATTCACTACCGACTCGCTAAGTTCTGCCCACTGACGATTAGAAAAGTTATCTCTAAGCTTTTCCTTGAGATTAAACTTCCACTCAACGTCTACGTGCTTGCTAGTGTACTTTTTTATAGAAGCTCCAATAGATCAAACTTATCTAACGTCACCGATAACGGTGAGCCCAAGATAAATTCTTTAATTTCAGCTTCTGACATGCCGTCTAACTCTTCTTTTAAGTAATCATAAAGCTCTGATTTCGTTTCAACATCTTTAAGCTTGGTTTCGTCTAGCTCTAGGTGATCGGCTTTGTAAGCGTCTACCGTATCCTTAACGAGTGACAAAATTGACTCGTCGAAGGTTTGGCCCTTGGCTGGAATGAATCTGCGCTCGGGTAGTTTAGACTTACCTGATAGGTTATTATGACCATCGGCTTTGGGTGCCTCGCTACCGAATACGCCCCAATCAATCTGATCACCATTAATTTTAAAGTCTAGGTCTTGCAGCATGTCGCCTGAAACGTCTAAGTTTGGTTTCTTATTCCCGACCTCATCCTGTTTGTGTTCAGCGTATTCTTTAGAGAGTGCAGTGAATGCGGTTCCCGTAACTGGAGACTTGGCATCTGCAACAGAAAGCAAAGCCTGTTCAATCAGTAGCTCGCCTATCTGATCGGCTAACTCTTTCTTCTGAGACTTGTTAAGGCCCGAAAGCTCATCGCTTAAGTCGATCGTCGCAGAAGTCTTATTACTACTCGCTTCTGTCCTAACAACTTTCATCAATCACCCGTCGACGTTTGGGAAGTTATCAACTTCGACTTTTGATCCTGCCCCCCCCCATTTTCTTCGGGGTCTGCGTTTGGATCCATTGATTGCTCATCTTGTGCTGGGGTTCCATCTGGATTTAACCCTTGCTCTCTCATCTGCATCTGAGCCTTAATCTTTTCTTCTAATAGTTCCTTAAGCTTTTCCTCGGCCTGTTCTTTGGTTAGCTGTGGGTTATCTTTCATGATTAGATCGACCATAGTGTCTAAGCCAAGGTCTTTACGAAGCTTTAAGTTTTCTAGCTTCTCTTTCTCAGACATGATGACTGGAGCATCCAAGAAAGTCATAGCGAATTCCTTTTCAAATGTCTCTGGAAGCTCTAAACCTTTAAGTGAATCGACTAGGTTATCACCATAGGCTTTTAACCACTTGTTAACCTTTCGCCAAATAGACGGCTCTTTATCAATGAAGACTTGGCGTTGATCGTTCACGTCCTCCATTGATTCGGCTTTATCTATCACCATTGCGATACCAGAAGCGGTTAATTGTTGCCCATTTAAAGAGCTTGATACGGCAGAGGTGCTTAAGTTGTTTGTGGTAAGGAGTAACGCAACGTAGGTGTCTACCATCTTACCCATTGAATCAAGAGCGGGTGAAGCATTAGCAAAACCTAAAGCAGGTACGGGTTCACCCTCTTGGTACTGCATAAGGATTGCTTTAGATGGGCCTACCTTAATGTTTGTTGGTAGGTTCTTACCACTCATCCAGAACTGTCCATAGCCTTGAGAGATTGCAACGTGTTGATTGTGAGTGAGTACCGAGTTAATCAGAATGCCGCCATCGATTAGGTCGTCACCACCTTGAGCCCAGAACTGACCATCTTGCTCGAGAGCGAAGTTTTCGAAAGGCATCTCTCCAATTGGGTTTATCGTATCGGCTCCACTTGTGATCTCACCTTTTTCGTTTGTGGTGAAATGGTAGCTATCAGACCACCACACATACTCACACGTCTTGGCATCGCTTGGGCTATCAGCAATCGCTTCATCCTTACTGTTAGCGTAGGGGTTAATCGTTTTAACAACAGGCCCAACACGTCCTGCCTGTGCCACATCACCATTAACCACATAGCTCATTGGCGAGTAGTCGAAGTCTGAAAGTACATAGGCCATTGGTTTTGTTCTATCGTGGTAGTTCTCTACAACGTCATAGAGATAAGGATTCATGGGTTCAAGCTTTAGCGTGTACTTGCTTACGCCATTCTTATCGATCACAGGGCAAGGCTTAATGTAGAAGGTTAGGTTCTTTTGAAGCTTAAGAAACTTATTAGCGTTCCTAAGCGCCGTATTAATATCTAACTCTTTCTCAAGCTTATGAAGGTTCTCGCTAGACGTTTCATCTTTTGAGATCTCGCGCTTGACGCCGTTATTATAAACACGAGCAAGCTTTTCAATAATCTTTCTCACAAGAGAGATGTTAGAAACCGCATACGCCATTTCTTCAACGGTAGAGTAATCAAATTGTTTAATGAGCTGCTCTAAAACGAACTCTTTAGTCTTGTCTTTGAAACATAAATAGCGCTTATACGCTTCACGTTTACGCTCTTGGTTTTCGCTTGCCTTAATCTCTTCGATAATCTGTTTGCGAACTTCAACCTTTAGTAATTCGTTTTCGTTTTTAACTCTCATTATTTAATGTTTCCATGGGTTCTTACCGTATTCTAGTGTTGGTGTAGCTTGTTCTGTGGTCATTGAATGGTGCATAGATATCAACCATGTAATCGACACCATCTGATAAGTGGGTAAGCTTTGGATTTTTCTTAACCTTCTCAAGAGTCACCGGGTCAATCTCAACAGCCATAAAATCTTTGCGGGTCTTTGGCTGCTTAGTCTTATGCGGAATGATTCGGCCCTTCTCAAAAAGCTTATTCATGTTCACTTGGCGCTCTCTGAATCTAGGAGCTGCAGCCCTTACCTTCACTTCGTAGCCGGCACTTTGTAGAATCTCTACGTCTGTACGGCCGGACGTGTTGCGGTTCTTTCCTGCAGGGTCAGGACAGATGATCGAGTTCTTACCGTTGTAGCCTCTAAGTTTTAACGCTGTGATCATGTTCTCGGTCTTGTAACCTTCACCACCTTCTAAAACCACCTCGTCTAAACCTCTAAAGGAATGACCGTCAAATTGCCAAATAGATGCGGTGAAAGGATCAACGTTAAAATCCATAGCTACGATAAACGGTTGGTTTAAATCAGGTTCATTATCAGCATCGTTTTTAAGTGGGTCGTATTCGAAATAAAACCTGTTACCAGCAAGGTTTACCCACAGGCCGCGAATGTATGCATCAATTAACTGTGATGGGTAGGTAGACATTACACGTTCAATGTATCCAGCCTCTAAGTTCTCGGCGTTCTCTCTCGTATCACCGTAAAGAATCTTTGTACCCTTCCATGGCTTTTCTACGAATGCCTCATAGTAATCTGAGGCCAAACCTTCCGGTGTTCCACTTGAGACAATTTGCGGATTAGGTGCATTTCTTACCCTCACCCGTCCAATGACTTCCTGATACCGAATGAGTGGTATAAGCGTTAACTCGTTAATCGCGGCATAGGCCCAGTTAGGCCCCCTGAGTTTCTTTTCTGCTGTTGCTACATAAAGCCGACCATTAGACCAAGGAAACTCAAAGTAATGATCGGATCCATGGAAACGGTACTTTATCCCATGCTTGTCGCATACACCCTCCATTGACGGCAAAACGTCACGTTTAAAATCGGTGTAGCTTGGGCATACTAAGCCGCCAGCAAAACCTTTATTTAGAATTGAGAGCTTTAGAATCTTATAGCAAAGAATCGTAGTCTTACCGAAACCAAACCCAGCAGATAGGTGAAGGAGTCGCGTATCATCGTCGCTAAAAAACTCTCTCTGTGCGCCTACGGGTTTGAATTTGATCTTCACTAGATCCTTTAACTACTCAATAATAAATTCTGGGTCGTCATCCTCATCAACAATTTCAACCTTGTCACGCCATCCAAAACGATTCTTCATGTTGAAGATCCAAATAGTTGGATTCATGTTTCTAGTAACGGTCATACCGTCGTCATCTTTGAAGGTTTCGTGATACATTCCCTCGATACCTTTGCGCTCCCACTCTAGGAGAGAGGCCATCTCACCCCGCTTTTTGGCGTCAAGAAAGATTGGGAATTGCTTTAACCAAGTATAGAGAGTTTGCTTTGATACTCCGACCACACCGCCGAAGCTTTCGAATGAAAAACCCTTTTTATAATGCTCTAAAAGCATCTCGGGATAAGTGTTCTCATACTCGCAAGGCCTTCCTGTAGGTTTAGCTTCCTTCTTTTTTTTAGAAGCTTTAGCCATTACAAGATGCTCCGATCGTCTGTCTGGGTGATGCCGCCCTCGGTAAAGATATCTTGATAGTCGCCTGAGATATCACCTGCAGCAGTAGCATCTAAGTCTTTCTGTTGCTGCGCTTTGTATTCTGCCATCTTCTTTTTAATGTCAGATTCTCGGCGTGCGTTTGCTTCCAATTCAACGCCAGAGATGAACACTTCGACCATGTCGTAAATCAGGTCCTTAATGTTCTTTTCGGTATATGGCTTTTTCCATTTGTTAACTCGGTCTGCCTGAACGATCTCTAATTCCTTAGCAAGGTTTTGAAGGAATAAAGGCATGCGCTCATGCGCTCTTAATGCAGCTCTTAGGTCTGAGTTAATTCTTGGATTGAGCGCAATCGCTTCTTTGTAGGTTTCTCTGACAAGCTTTAGGTAAACCATTTACCCTACCTGAATGCCAGAAACGGGTGCGGTCTTTTGTGCCTCTTGGGTTTCGATGTTCACCGCTTGAGAAGACACCTGACGAGTAACAATCTCTTCCGATCTAAGATAGGTAACTTTATGAGTGTGGGTATCCTCAAGAACTGCATCGACTGACTCGATTACTTTCTGGAAACGACCGCGAATCTTTCTTTTTACTTCTCGCATTGGACCAGACACAGAAATAATTTGTGCGGGTTTACCGTCGTTGTTATCTCTCCACTCGATCGCGTGAAAGTGACCGGCTACCATGTTTGTGCGATCCATGCGTTTACCGCTTGAGTCGAAGGTATGGAAAAAGTGGCAATGCTCAACGCTATCTAAGTTTGGAATATCATTCCAAGAGCGGTTCATTGTGCATTCGGCTACTTCTAACTTATATAAATCTGATTTGAATGTTGATTTGTCGCCGAATTGTCTTTGAGCGGTTTGATTTGATGATGCTGCGTTAAATGCTTGAGATTCTTTTTTCTTACTAGTCGCCATGTTTTTCCCCCAATTAGGTTAAGTCCAAATTGTAAATTTTTATTAACAATGTTCAATGATGTGAAGTTGAGTGTTTTACTCGTGGAAGTAGTCTAGGGAGTTTTTTGAAACGAACTTAATCATCTCGCCCTTTGGTGTATCGATCTTAATTTGAACTCGACCATCCTCTTTAATTCGTAGGACGGTTGCGATAACGGTGCGGTTTCCGTAAGAAACTGTTTTCGCAGAACCAAGCCAAATTACCCTCTGTCCAGCCTTAATATTATCAATTTCAATCATATTGTTAAGAGTATTTAACAATTCAAACGCATGTTCAATGATAATCTTTTTGGTTATTTTATAAATAAATAGATGAAGAGAATGAGCACGCAAGGGATTGCGAAGCATGTAAGAGTGGAAAAAATCATCTTGAGCGTGTCGCAGTGACTCACTCTTTAATGGTGAGATTAAATCTCAGTAACTTCAATGGGATGAAAAGCTGATTAGATTTCGATTAACGAAAGTAAGATAAGGCTTTCTTCTGCCCAAGCTTTTTTAGCGTATAATTCGACAATTTGAGAGTCGTCTTTAAATAGAACTTCATTCAAAGAATCGAGCAATGCCTTGCAGTAATTATCAACGTCGGGCTTTGGTGCTAAGAGCTTTGTAGTCTTTGGTCGTTCAAGATAAAAAGTAATCACGCAAGAAAGGGGTTTATCAAGAGGTGGTTTATTCACCCATTGCCGCTTTGCTAAACAGACAATCTCATTTTCAAAAGCCCGAGTCTTGCTCGAAGTGTAAGCGTGACCTCGCCCGAATCTTGGACGCTCTTTAACTTGGGGTTTGATCTTAAATCTAAAATCGTACTGCACCCTTTAAGGGTAGTTTTACTGTCCGAATGTTCTAGGGCTAAATAGAGTTGAGAACCTTTTTTTCAAACTCACCATTTGAGAAGCACTCTTTCGGCTCTGATAGAAATTGGCCCGTTTGAAAGGAAACATTCTGGGACATGTTGATAGCCACGCCAGTTTTGTTGGCAGCGTTTTTAGTCACGACCATGTTGGCATTGATTGCTCCGTAAACTGGAATGTTAGCCATAGAAAAGCCAGACGTTGCACCGCAATCAAAGTATTGTTGAGACGCCGCCGCATCACTCACCCGCTCAAAAGTAATTAAGCCGCTCGTTTTGTCTGTGGCCTTAATGTTCATACCGTTGCTAGAAA